AGGCTATAGAGGCTTTAGGGGGGACAGGAAACTTAGGTAAAATGTTCCAAAACGTTTCAGATGGGGTTAAAGCATTTTTAGATCCTGCATTTGACCAGGTTCAAAAGATGTTTGCTAAAGGTACTGGTACGTTTGGTGAAAGTGATATGGGTGGAGCAACAGATGCTGATTCTTCTTTACCTAAACAAACTAATTTAATGGTAATAGGGGAATCTATTAAATCGTTTGTTGGAAATATAGCTACTGCAGATGAAGGTTTAACAGATCAATCAGGTGAAAATTTAAGAGACTTAATGATTAATATTGCTGATGGGTTAAAAGGATTTATGGTAACTGATGCATCAGGTAATATGCCAATAATAACATTAGGTATGGGTATTGCTGATGTAATAGAAAAATTAGATGATAAAATTGAACCAGATTCAGCATTACCACAATTTATTGAAGCTTTAGGTAATAGTTTTAGTAGTTTTTCAGATGTAGATTTAAGTAAATTAGAAGTATCTGGTAATTTAGATATAGATAAACTTAAAGAGTTAGTTAATACTGTAGTTTTAGGAGATGCGATTGGTAAAGGTTTAAGATTTATTGGTATAGATTCTCCAGGTAGTTTATTTGCTACAAATGCTAAAATGATAGGTGCTGGTTTAACTGACTTAGGTATTGGTTTAAGTTACTTTACTAATGATAAGATGGATCAATATGAAGCTGGGTTAGAAAAATTTAATTTTGTATTAGAAAATATTTTACAAAATGGTGTTAAAAGTTCTGATATTGAAAAATACTTTAGTGAGTTGGTTTCAGGATTTGAAAAAGCATCAGAGATACCAGGATTAGTTGACGAATTAAATGAAATAAGTCCTGATGATATAACCACGTTAAATGATACTTTAATTAAAGTTAACGAAGCTTATAATAATTTAAATCAATCTGAAAGTGAACAAAAAGTAGTTAATGAAAATGAAATAAGTGAGTTATTAGCAGGTGTATCATCTGAAAACTTTAATTTAGAGGATATAAAATTAGAACAAACTGGTAGTATAATACCTAATTTAGAATCTTTATCTCAAATGGGGGGAAATAATGACTTGAGTGCTCTTACAACCTCTTTAAATACTTTAGTAAATCAAGGAATGGATGGTAATAATATATTAGCTAATATTTTAAGCGATAATAAATCAGCTTATGGGTCTATGATAGGAGGCATAGGATCTATGAGTGACGGTCTTTTTAGTCTCGGTGGATCATTAGGTGGTATAATGGGAGGTGCCGGTGGTATGATGGGAGGAGCAGGCGGTCTCATGGGTGGGGGTTTCAATATGAAAGAAACTGCTAAAGATGCAGCAGATCAATTTGGTAAAATGGCATTAGAGGGCGCTGCGAATGCAATGACAGGTGGTTTGTACGGTATAGGTAAAGCTATATTTAGCTAATGAAAATAACACTTAATATTCTCGATAAAAAAATAATAGTTAAAGAGCCTTCTTTTACTGATTATAAAAGTCTACTAAAAAATTTAACTACTGATGATGATACTGAATTAGTTTTTGATAATTTTATAAAAGAAAATATAGGTAATGATAATTTTGACATATTAGAAAAATTTCTTATTTTATTAAATTTGCGAGGATTGGTTTTAGGTAACGAATATAATATAACCGTTGAAAAGGAAAATTATAGTATTAATTTAGATGCTATTATAGAAAAGTTTAGTGAAATTAACAATATCTATGAGATTGATATAAACGGTAAAAAGTATGGTTTTGGTTATGTTGATACTTTTAATTTTAAACCTAATAAAATAGATTTTATAACTGATAGTTTTAAGTATTTGAACGGTAAATTACTTAATATCTCTAATGAAGAAAAAAGTGATATACTTCCAGCTATGAACTTTGTTGAAGTCTATGATAATATTATAAAACAATTATATAAGGATAGTATAGAGTTAAAATTTATTAATGAAGAGGTATTTTTATATAATTGTTTACCGTTTTTAAAATCAATTTTTGAAACTGATCTTTTAGAATTTTATAAGTTAGAATACGTATGTAGAAAAGTTTTAAATTTTGGATTTAATGATTTTAATAATATAAGTGTTCCTGAATGTAGAATATTATTAAATTATCATGTAGAAGATGTAAAGAAAGAAAACGATAGGATCGAGCAGTTGAAAAACCGGTAGTTTATAGTAAATAAATTTATGAGCTTACTTGAAGAAATAAAAAAGATAAATAATTTTATCGATATATTTACCCCTTCAGTAAAAGGTAATATAAAATTTAAACCTCTTAATCTTAAACAACAAAGAGAAATTTTAGATAATTTAGAACTATCAGCTACTGCAATAATTAAGTTTTTTAATAATACTAAAAATATTATACAAGAAAGTATATTAGAAGATCCTGATACTCCTGAATTAAACGTTATTCTTACTGTGATAGATAGACCAAATATATTAATAGGGTTAAGAAATAATATTGATAGCAATTATAATGGTTTTAATCTACAAAAGTTATTAGAAAAAAATGCTACGTTAGAAAATATACCTGTTACTAATAAGAAATTTATAACAAAAGATCTTATTATTGAATGCTCTATACCAGATCTTAACACTGATTATAGAGTTAATAAATTCTTAATTGAAAATACTAAAGATGATAAAGCTCTTATAGGTAAATTATACGTAAATGAAGTTGTAAAATTTATTAAAAGTATTAGTTTTAAAGAAAACGAAGAAAATAAAACTTATTTTGATAAAATAGATACTAAAGAAGCTTTTGATATAGTAGAAAATATTCAATCTTTAAATTTAAAAGACGTATATGAATATATCAAAGAAGTAAGAGCTTTCGAGAGAGAGTTAGTTACTTTAAACAAAAAACAAGTTGATATAGGCCCGGAACTTTTCGTACTGTAGTTTTTAATCTGGCATAAATAATTATATGGCAGATTTATATCAATTTGTATTTGATACACAGAATAGACTACCTTTTTTATCAAGGGATCTAACTAAAAATATATCAACAACTGATATTCAAGCTTCCGGCACTACAATATACAGTAAAATAGGGAGCGGTAAGCCATTTGATAATATTAATGTAGTTGAAGATTTTCCTTGGACTAAAAGTCCCAAGACTTCAAGAAGTGATGTTCCAGAAATAGAGTTAGTTGAAAAACGTATTATTAACAGTTCATCATTAGCTAATTTCTTTTATACAATTTTAGCTGGTGGCGATGTTGGTGAAGTAGCTCTTAATAGATTATCTGAGAATGGAGGTAAAGTACAAGTTGGTCAAACTACTGTTGATGTGTATAATATTATTGGTGATGCTGCAGGAGCAGCAGCAACAGGAATAGGAAATTTTGCCGATGAATTACAACAAGATGAAGGTAAAGTACAACAATTATTAGGAGATTTTTTAGATAGTTCATCTGAAGCAGTGCAAAATACATTCGATACTTTAGCTAATGCTACTAAAACTGGTTTAGAAAGTTTTACCGATTCTTTTAAATCTGTAAGTGATCAAGCTAAAAAATTTATTGGATCTGAAACTTTTGAAAACTATTTAGAATCTTATGAAGGTTTATACCTAACTGAAAATACCGGTTTTAGATATCTATTACCATACCTAAATAATGATTATTTAAAATCAGAAAATGTTATGACTAGCACTGGTTTCTTTGGTGAAAGTATACAGGAATTAGTAGGTGGTATAGGAGATTTATTATTAATAGATAGACCAGGCACTTATATAGAGCAAAGTAAGCAAGTATCATTAGGAGAGAATGGTAGGACTTTAAATGTAACTTTCCCATTACTTAATACAACAAATTATGAAGATATTAGTAAGAATTGGCAATTATTGTTTGCATTAATTTATCAAAATAAACATGGTAGGGTAAATAGATCATTAATTGAAGTTCCTTGCATTTATGAAGTATTTATGGAGGGGGTAGCATATATGCCTTACGGTTATATTAGTGGTATAACTGTAGATTTCTTAGGTTCAAGAAGAAAAATGAAAATTAGAGTACCGAAAATGCAAGTTGGAGATAGTGGTAGTTCAAAGATAAGTATTAGAGATGAAATTGAAACTGTAGTTCCTGATGCATATAACGTTAATCTAACTATAACAGGATTAAATCCTGAAAGTAGAAACTTTATGATGAGATCATTAGGTAACCCAGTGGTAGAAGCATCAACAAAAGGATCATAATTATGGCAGGAAAATATCAAAATAATATAACTAAATTACCACAACTAGACAACTATAGTTATGAAAATATTTTTAAGGTATATACTACTGGCGATAAAAACTTCTTTTATTATAACATAGTAAAAAAAGTTGAGATTCCTAAGGATATTGATGAGAACTTTGTTTCAACTCTTATATTACCCAGTAATATGCCACTTACTTCGTTATCATTTGATATATATGGTACTATGAATTTATGGTGGAGCATTTTGTTAATGAATAATATTACCAATCCTACCAAAAATTTACCCACCGGTAAGAGAATAAAATTTATTAAACCAGAAATTATACCTGCTTTTGTTCGTAGTATAAAAAGTCAATTATGAGAAACGATTTTAAAACTAGTTCATTAAATGAAAATGAAGTACAACCATTTTTATATAAAATTGAAAATGATGAATATTATATAAGAGGAATATTTTTAAATCCTAATGGTGATAGATTAGAAATTACTAAGCAAAGTTTATTTAGTTTAAATTTTAATGATAGTATATATGATCCGTTTATTGACGGCGTTGTAACTATATTGAATAAAGAAAATAGCCTTGAAAGAACTGTTGAAAGTGGTAGTAAAACTATCAAAGGTTTTAATTATAGAGGTGATGGTAAAGATGTATTTTATATAGAAATCGTACCTATTCAAGATACTAGTAAAAAAAGCGGTATATTAGGAGATGAAAATTTAAAATATAATAGAGTTTTTTCTTTACAAAATTTATTTGCTTGTGTTGATGAAGAAACAATATACATTAATGGGGTACAATATAAAAGAATAAAATTAATGGATCTTGATAAAAAAAGATTAACAGAAAAAAAGATTCAGTTTAATTCATCTGATGTACCTAATAATGAAGATATTAAAAAACAGGATATATATAAAGATAACGATGAAAGAGCAGTTGAAACTGGTACTAGTATTAAAAATATATTAACTAAAACTTTACAAAAAAATGAGGAAGAATTATTCCATAAACAAAAATCTGGAAGTTTTGATTTTTTAGGTAAAAGAGGTCCTACTAATTTTGATACTGGTTTAAGTCGTATTTTTTATAGTTCAGATGCTGATAATTATGCATATGATGATCTTATGTATCTTTATAAACATCATGTTAGTAATGGGGATAGAAGAACTTTTTGTTATTTAAAGAAAGAATATTTTGGCGGTAAATATACTTTTGAAAGTATAGAGAATATATTTAGAAAAGCAGTAATTGAAGGGCAAGCCGGTAATTATTTTATAGAAAAACTAAAAATATCATCTGGTACTAGTGTATCAGATCAAACTAATAGTACACCCGTTGCTCCAGTTGGGGCTGCTTCATTTGCTAATAAAAGTAATATAATTGATTGTAAATTTTTTAACCAATCTTTTTCTTTAACTAAAGACTCTTATAATACAAAGATTGTACATTCATATGATCATGAAAATAAACAGTTTAAGATATTTAAAAGAGACGCTGCTATAAAGAATGTAAGAGAAAAATTTAATGAAATATTTGTTGCTCCTTTAGGTGAACAATTTCCATCTATATTAACAAATGTTGACTTACAAGAAAATCAAAACTTTGAAGAACTTTATAGTTTATATAGTGATGAAACCGTAGCTAGAAGTATTGGATTGAATCAATTATTAAGAAGTATGTTAGCTACTAGCATATCAGTTGAATTAACCTGTTATGGTCAAATGTTTAGAAAAGCAGGTAGATTTATTTCAATAGATAGGAGTAGTAACTATACTAAAAATGATTTTGATACAAAATTCTTAGGTACTTATTTTATACTTAAAGTAATACATGATTTTGCAGGAGATAATGCTTATATAAATAAAATATATGCAGTTAAAACTTATTTTAATGATAAAATTCTAAATGAGGAGGGTCTTAACTAATGTATAGCACTAACGTTTTACCTAAAATTACTGATACTGTTATAAATGGTAATAAAGAATTTTACCAAAATAGTAATATATTGTTTAATACTTTTAAAGATGTATTAGGTGCATTACAATATAATTTAGATAAAGAAAAATCAAAAACATCTCCTAATACAATAGAAGATTTAACTGAATTATATAAAAAATTAAATGATAATAATTTTATTTTAGAAAATACTTTATTTGAAACTAAATTAATAGAAAGTGTAAATATTCCAAGTAACCCTGATGGTTTAGAACCGTCGCCTGTCACAGAAGAAAGAACTGAATTACCTGATATCGGGTTAAGTTTTAATTTTATTTACCATTATATTGAAACGTATCAAAATTTAAGTGATACTTTTAAGCTTTTCATACTTAAAAAATTAGACGGTGAAGAAACTCATATATATCAAAATTTTAGTGAAGATATAGGTTTAGTTTTGGATATGGGTAGTAAATTAAATTTTAATAACGTTGAAATGGATAATTTTTATTATGATAAGCTGCCAGGTACTTCTACAGAAGATCATGAAGAGGGACCTCCAACTAATTTACCAGCTAATGTAGTTACAAAAGTAAGTGAAAATGTTTTTAGAACAACTCAAACTATGAATTTAAGAACAGATGGCATGTTAAGATCGAATCTTATAGGTATTACTGTACCAGACGGTGATAGTCCAGCGAATCTTAACCCTGATACCGAGTTTAGACTAAATGTGTTTGACGATTTGAAAAAAATAAAAACTTCTAAAATTAATACTAAGTTTGGTGAAAAATTAGGTAAAATTATATCATTCTACAAAAATTTAAATATAAGAAATCAAGAAAAAAATACAGCACCTTATACACAATATTTAACTAACGTTGAAGAAGTTAGTAATTTCTTAGATATATTTAATAATAATGTTCACACAACTGCTATTGTTGATCAGACTGTTGTATCGTAGAATCATCATTAATAACTTTAGCTTTACTAATTAATTTATCGATTAATTCTTCTCTATTCATGGTAAGTACATGGTCTTCAGCTTTTTGTAAATTTAGTTCTTTTTTAGCTTCAATATCCATAGCTTTTATACCAACTTGAGTTTTATTTTTTTCATCAGCAATTTGTATTTTATTTAAAGTTTCAATAGCTGCAGCAGATGCACCTATTAACTTAGATAAAGCTTCTAAATCTCTACTATCAGGAGCTGCAGTAATAAAATCTTTAATGTCATCAACAACATCTACACTATCTTTAATTAATTTTCCTGAATATTTGTATAAAAAATCTTTAAGAGTTTCATCAGTTATTTCTAATTCATCTTTTTTCTTTTTTACTTGATTAACCCCTTTAAATTGACCAACTAAGTCATCGACTATTTTATCTATATCGTCGCTCATTAAAATATTTAATAAAAGATCTTGATAATTAAAAGGTCTATATTATAATATGAGTATGAGTAAAGTATGTATAAAATTTGTTAAAACGCATGAAGATGCTAAGTTGCCGACTAAAGCCCATAATGGTGATAATTGTTTCGACCTATATGCTGTTGAAGATACTGTAATTCCGAGAAGTAGTTATGGTCCAATTGACGAGGTAAAAATAGGAAATGCTGTAGTACCTGTTGGTATTACTGTAGGGTATATCTCAGAAGGTTATGGTTTTGTTCTAAGACCTAAATCTGGATTAGGATTCAAAGCTGGGTTACAACCTCATCTCGGTGAAATAGATAATGGGTATCGAGGCGACTGCGGTGTTAAAATGTATAATTTTTCTGATAAAGATTATACTTTTAATAAAGGTGATAAAGTAGCTCAGATTAAAATTGAAAAAATTTATGATACTGAAATCGAATGGACTGATGAAATAGAGCAAGCTCAAAGAGGAGATGCTGGTTTCGGTTCTTCTGGAAAATAAATAAAATTATGCATAAACACTTAAAAGCTATTCTTAAAAAATTAGAAGGTGAAAGAGATATTCATCTTGCTGACTTGGAAACTTATTTAACGAAACAAGTTGCTATTGGAGAACACCCACATATTGGTGAAGAAATCGAAAAGAAAATTCAAACTATTGATTCACTAGACTCTCAAATCGATACTATTAAGAAATATTACAGTGAACCTGAATTATAGTTATTATTATAGGAACTATAATATAATAATATTATGTTTAATAATCTGTACGTAGAAAAATATAGACCTACTAAGTTAGACGATTTAGTATTATCAGATAATAATCGTAAGTTTTTTGAATCTATTGAAGATGAAATACCTAATTTATTATTTGTTGGTACTCCTGGATTAGGTAAAACTACTTTAGCAAGAATACTTGTTAATGATGTTTTAAAATGTCAATATCTGTATATAAATGCATCAGATGAAAATGGTATTGATACTATAAGATCCAAGGTAGTTAGCTTTAGTCAGACTATGTCTCTTGATGGTAAACTTAAAGTTGTTATATTAGATGAGGCTGATGGTATAACTATAGAAGGTCAAAGAGCTTTACGTAATACTATGGAGGAATATAGTAGTAGAACTCGTTTTATATTAACTGCAAATTATAAGCATAGAATTATACCTGCTATACAAAGCAGAACTCAGTCTTTTGATCTTAATCCTCCTATAGATGATGTAGTAAAAAGAATAGTTAGTATTGTTAAGCAAGAAGGTATAAAGATTGAAGATAATCAAAAAACTAATCTTGTTAATTTAATTAAGCAAAACTATCCTGATATTCGTAAAATTATAAATGCAGTGCAGAAAGCATCAGTTAAAGGTAATTTTAGTGTAGATGTATCGTTAGATAGTAAAGAAATAGTAGAAAGAATACATAATAAAATTATTGCTAAAGATATTATTAATTTAAGAAAATATCTAATTGAAAATGAAAATGAATTTCAAGGAGATTATCATAACTTAATGAAGCAATATTTAAACTTTATCTATGAGATAAATAGCAGTAATACTTTTGATGATAATAAAAAACGTGAATATATATTAGTTCTAAGTGAACATATGTATAAGGATGTATTCGTTTTAGATAAAGAGATTAATGCATTTGCTTGCTGGTATGCATTAAGTAAAATTTAACTCATGTAATTACCAGTATCCCCAACAGCAGGAGAGCTTGTTGCAGGTGATGAAGGTATTTTAGTATTACTTGTAGGTAAACTTAATTCAGTCGGTGTAGCTTTATCACCTAAATTTCCTTTTGAAGTGACTCTTGTAATTTCTACTTCATCTTCTTCGTTAGTCTCTCTAGGTTTAATATTTACTTTATTTTTATATCTCGTACTATCTGGAATATTACCAGAATCTACCATACCATTACTTGAATCAACTTTGACTAATAAATCAGCACTTAATGCAACTTTTCCTTGCATATCATATCTACCACCACCGGTATCTAAAGCAACTTCAACTGTAAATGAATCTCCTCTATTAGCACTATTACCTGGAGCAGGGGTTGCTTGAGATGTCTTAATATTAACTACTCTATAGTTACCGTCGGTATCAAAATAACTATCAACATATTCTTTTACATCGTCAGGTAATTGTTTGTAGCTATCTTTACTCTTGTAGTTATTAGCTAATTTAACATAATCGCCAGTAAAGAACCCACCATTACTATATCTAGCTATTGTATTTTCTATAATTTTTAAAAATTTACGTGCCATATTAATATTTATACATTCAGTAATTATATTTAAAAAAATATATAAGCTTTATCAACTAATACCTTTCAAATAAATATTTTAATGGCACACGATATTACAGTTTTTGCTAATTTTAACACAAAAGATATAAATGATCCTGAAAGATTGTATTATAATGCACCGGAACAAGTGTATGGGGTGTTAAATCAAATCACTGAAAGCACTGCAATTACTATTAATGATTTTAATGACGGGTATAAATTATCAATATCTGTAAATGGTATTGATGGTATTGGTTATTATGATGATACATTTAAATTAGATGATATTTACTACAAAGGACAAAAAGTATATTTTACAGTAAGATTTAAAACTTTTAATGATTTCCCAGCTAAACATAAACCTTTAATGTTTATTAATAATGCATTGAATTCTGAAGGTAGTATTAAACCAGAAATAATTGATCAAAATAATAATGTATTAAGTGCTACTTTTGATAGTAATTTTGGAGAATTAAGTTCATTAACCACAGGTGGGTTTTTCAATGGATACTTTATAGTTCATGAAACTGGTAACAATTTGAAATTAAAAATTACAGCTCATGATAATACAGCTCCTATAATTACTCAAACTTCTGAATCATTCGATATTTACCAGGAAGATGGTTTATATGATTTTAGAAAAATAAATGAAGATAATGACCAAAAAGCAAATTTTAAAAGCTATCTATACCAACCAAACTTAATTAATAATTCATCTTTCTTTGATAATTTTTTAGGTCAAATCGTAGGTGATAGTAATAGTGACCCTAATAACATAGGTATAAAAATATATGAGAAGATAAGTAACTTTTTAAGTAACAGTTCTGACGTTGATACCTGTAATATTAATCAATTAATAAGCCAGTTAAAATTATTGGACAGTGATGTCTTAGTTTATGCTGAAGATTACCCATCCAGTATGAAAAGAATAATAGACTTTTTTAGTATGCAACTAAGTAAAATTAAAGAAAATACAAATCAATATAACTTTAATTTTGATCCAAGAGGGCATATTAATAAAGCTAAGTATGGTAAAAATTTAGGCAATGAAATAAAATTAAATGAAATACTTTCAGGTGGAGATAATTGGAAACCTATAGTACTTTACGATAAATTTTCAGAAAAATATAGATTGTTGAATGTAGACCCTACAAGTAGTTTCGATTTTCAGTTTATTGAAAGCAGTAATAAAACCTTTTGTTTAAGTTCATATACTACTAACTGGCCTTGGATATTAATTTTACCTGAAAGAATAGGAAATGATAGATTTGTTTTAAATGAAGATGCAAATATTAATAGTTTAACCGATTTTATTATAACTGAAGACGATAAAAGGTTGACTAGAGAGTTATTCACTTATGACCCTGAAGAAATTAATAATTTTTATACCTTTTATCATTATGTCTCAACTATAGATGGTAGTAATATGGATAGTATATTAGATTCTACTAATACTAATACCAATTTACCTTTAAATAGTTTGAGTGCATTTAATAATAAAGGCGGTATACTAAACGAAGTATTGTTGAATAACTTTTATAAAAAGACAGCTTTAATTTAATTAGACCTTCGAACTTAGATTTACTTATTGAATTTTAAGATTAAATATTTCTATGGCAAAGAGTGATAAGAAATATACATCTTTAATAGTTTATAATAGTATTACTAATAAACTTGATGATGAAAAATATGATACACAAAAACCTTTTACCTTTGTCGAGTATCTAAACTATATAGTTACATTAGATAACAATGATCTAGATAATTTATCTCAATATAAAGTATATCTTAAAAATTGGGATAATAGTACTTTTGAAACTAAAAAGAATATTAAAATTAACGTTAAAGATATATACATAAACTTCTTTAACAGCTTAACTTTAAGTTATTCAACTGCTGAAGAAAGACGTTTCTTCGAGAACATAGATATAAACGATGATACTTCGTTATCTCAAGCTATTCCTTTCTTTAGTAATAAGGTTAAAGAAGTTATAGAATACTACAGAGAACGAAGATCTACCTACAAGAAAGAGCTAAGAGAGATAAAGAATAAAGGTAGTAATGAAAGTGTTAAAAACTTAGTTAAAAATACAGTTATTAATTATTTTCAAAGTACTAATTTACAATCAACAGAGTTATTTGCTTTATCGTCAACTTTCTTAGATTTAAAAATAGAACTTGAAGAGGGTTTTGATACATTTAATGATTATTTTGATATTGACCCTTCTACTACATCTGTTTCTGCTAGGAATACATTTGAAACTAACAAGATTAATTATAATGCATTAATTGATTTTAACCAAGCTTTAATTGATGTTGTCAATGAAAATAAAATTACTTTAAAAGAACTTGCTCCATTTAATTTAACAGTTACTTTTAATAGAGTATTCAGTGAGTATTTTAATGATGAAGATTTTGTTGATTATAATAGAAATAATCAAATAGATAGTAATTTTAATATTTTTGAAGAAGCAGAACTTAGTAAAAAATTTACAGGTACTGATTATTTTTACGTTTCAACAAATGATACAGCATTTATTTCCGGAAATTTATTTAAAGCAGAGGATGAAACTTCTAATATTTTAAATATAAACAATCCAAGCTTTAGAAGTAATATTAGTGAAGATACTATGTTTGAACGAGAAATTGGATTATATTATACACCCACTAAATTTTCACTTTTGAGAGTAGATGGTGAGTATACATCTAAATTAAAATTAGATTTAGAAAAAAATAATGTATATATTTTTCCAGATCCTAATAAGTATGGTGATATTATAAATGTAAGTACTTCTAAAAGATTAAATCCTTATAATTTTTATTTTAAAAATAGTACTTTTAAAAATATATCATCTTCATATGGTAGAAGAATATCAAAAGGAGATCAAAGAAGTCACTATTTTCATTCTTATCAATCAAAAGATAACAGGGTGTATAATTTAAATAACGATTCAGCATTAGAAAAAAATTATGAAAATTTGTATAATTTTGGTTATATTACAAAAAATGAATCCGATATATATGGCAATGAATTTGTTACTTTTATAAAATATCCTTTTGTAACGAGGAATATAAAACTTGGACACGAATATAAAGAAGGAGTACCTTTTAATTCAGGTCTAACTATTGATTATAGTGAAAATAAATACGGGGTAGATAAATTTGTACAGACACCACTTGAAAAACAACAATTTAAAAAGAATGTTTATCTTAACAATGTAAGTGATAATACGTTTTTACCTTTAAGTGGTAGTGGGTTTAAAATTATTATTGATAAATTATCTAATAATACTCAATTACAAAATGAAGTAAATACAAATATCTTAGATATTAACATTTACGGGGATGTTTATAGTATAAAAACAAGCGGGTATAATGTAATGGATGGATTTAAATTAAAATCAAATACCGCTGAAACAAGTGCTATGCCTTCTTATTCAAATATACCTACTCAACCGTTTATTTTAGAAAAAGAGAATAATAATTTAAGTTTTATTTCTAATGATTGTGTTGTTGATGATGTTATTTTCAAAGTAGTTATATCTCCTGTTAATGCATTAACTGGATTTAGTAATCAATTTTATTTTAAATTTTATAGTTATGATACAATATCTAAAAAGGAAAATATTATTCATAATGAAACTAATACAGTTTCTTCATTCTTTAGTGATAACTTTTATTTCTTAGATAATGTAATCTTTAAAGAAGTTAAAAATAGTTTTTTAACGTTTAACAGTAAAAATGATGAGTTTGTACTTACTACTACATTTGCAGATAAAAATAATTCACCTATAATACATTTATTAAAATATAAAATATTTCAAAATAACGTTACAGTAAAAAATAATATTTTATATAAAGACAAAAATTTATTTTCACCCAAACATAATATTACTGGTAATAAATTTACTGCTTTAAGTGCAGATTTTGTCTCTTTAACAGCAAATAATGATGTATTTGGTGTACCGTTTTTAAATCAATCAACAACAGGTAATTTAACAAGAACATTAATGTTCTATGAGGAAGCTTTATAATGGACACATTTACTTTTAATATTTCAGCAGGATCTTATCCAGAAAATAATAATATTATAGAATCTGGTAATAAACTTTATATAAACGAAGATACTCAAATATTTTTTGATGTAAAAGATGCTAATACTAATTTATATAATATACCACTTTTTATACCAGATGAAGAGTATGTATCTTTAAGTGGATGGTTCCCTACATCTTTAAATACAAATTTTTATTATGTTAGTTCAGGGTTATATTCAGCTACTAATTACCTTTATAATGGTTATTATGAATCAAGAAATAGAGCTGGCTATCCAGAAGACGGTTTAAGAATAGAACTCATTAATGGTAGGTGGAATATACTTTATAGAAATTCTAATAATAATAATGAACCTATTTTTTATTATTCTGAAGCTACTGAAACGGGAGTAGAGGTTCAGGATGTTTCTTGGATTCAATTATCAGGAGGGGTTGCTGCACCTGGTAATTTAGTAATGAGAACCAGACAAGGCAATACATTAATAAAAGTTTTAGCTGATTATGGGGACGGTACAACTGAATCAGTAGATTTAAGTTTTAAAAATGAAAACTTTAATACTGATGATGATAGATATAGTGCAAATAGTAATTGGGGTATACCAGCATTTTACGTACCAAAAGATAATTGGTCACATACATATAAATCTTTTAGTAATTCAATATCAGGTTTAGGTTCATTTAAGTTTTATTATGATAATGGAAAATATTTAGACTATAGATTTAATATCTTCAAATCTAATATAAACTTAGTAGATAAAAGTATTAAAGGATTAGAATCGCAAAGCTTCTTTTCTAAAGAAAAAGGTACATTAATAAATACTGTTGATAAATTAGGTAATATTATTAATGTTGTACAAACTGATAATGTTGATAAAGGTGATAGTACCGGAGCTGACGCGTATTACAGTAATATAAGAAAATATAGAGATGATAATTACTCCACTTCAGGACTTTCTGCAGTATTTGTTGCTATTTACGACGGTACAGTTTCTGAAAGTATAACTTTACCCGAAGAAATTAAATTTACTCCTGATTTTACCACTACCATGACCGGGTATATTGGATTATCGTCTAATGCAGAATTTGCATCTACATCAATTTTTAATGGGTTGCATAAAAATTTAAATGAAAACGTAAACTTTAACGAATTTAGTAATTATATAAATAATTAAATGATAACGCCACTACCAGGAAATAAAATTGATGTTACTACATTATTGCAAATGTCAGATAAAGGTAGATATCTAGCAGAAGTTTTAAAAGTATACGCTCAAAATAATAATTTAACTGACCTTCAATTATTTGAATTAATTGATACGGATAGTAACGGAAATATTACGTATACCGAATTACTAAATTTTTTAAAAACTATTAAAGATACAAATGATGAATTTATATTCAGTTCTGATAATACATCAGAAATAGGGGAAAATTTACATGCACAAATTTGTAGAAAAAATTTAAAACCTAAGAACTCAGTTTTAGAGTATAATGAATATATTAATGTAATTAAAGAATCAGTAGCTCATGATATAGTTATGGATGATATTCGACCTTAATTAAAAATTATTGTTTGCAAATAATTATCTGCTTGTTCAATACTTTCAAATTTAACTTCTTTAAATTCATTTTTTTGAGGTAATTTAAATGAATATGTAAAAGTATTATCTTCTTTATTAAAAGATACGTTGTTTAATACATGTAATACACCTCTTTGAAAATGACGTGTATTTTTTCTCGTATTATTAATAAACTTTGTCCCAGGGATAAATTTCATCTACTTCTAAACCTTTTCTTTGCTGCTCCATATTATATTTCATATCCCCGTACCTTTCAGCAACATACTTTTGCAAAGCAGTAGGTTTAATCCATATATTATTTTTATTAACATCATAACCTAACTTCTCTGCTCTATCAGCAGCAATATTTACTCCTTCATATAAACAAGCAAATCTAGCTAAAAAATCTATACTATATTTTTTTTCGATATCTATATTATCAGTTTCTTTTTTATCTTTTTTCAAACTCATATATATATTGTATCATAGTTCCTAATAGAGAATAAAAGATTTTCATATTATCTATAGGTAGATTATTGAGAAGTGTATTTAAATTTTGTAAATTATCAGTTAATAATTTTTTGTTTAATTTAGATAAATTTTTGTTTGTGCTATCTGTAGAATTATCTTCACTAACGTTAATATTATCTAATAGTAATTTTGTAATGCAATTGTATAAATTTAATTCTTTATTTTTTTGATATACTTTACCTGAAATAAAATTATTATATTTTTCATAATCTAAATCTTTAATAAATTTTTCGATATATTCTATATCGAAATCTTTAATAATATCTTCATCTAATGTAAGTGAAGTTGGTTTAACTTCTTTAGTATAATTATCTAATTCACTCATTTTTCAACATAAATTGGGTTAGTAACTAAATAATTTTTTACAGTAGGCTCTGCTTTTATTTCACTACCACATTTATCGCATTTATATGTAAATATTCTAGTTAAATTCATTTCAATAGTTTGTTTATGATCACATGATGGGCAATTTAATACTACATTATTTTTAGATTTCTCTTCTTCTAATTTAATATTAAGTTCCATTGCTTTTTTTATAACATATCCTTCATATATTGTATTGAAAAAATAAAATAAAATTAATTGCGATAACGTAGTTATTATAAAAACGTTCCAAAAACTATCTATAAAGATAAACGCAAATATAGCACTAACTATAAAAGTTAGAAATAACGATTTAAGTATTTTAACCATTATTTTATTTTATTAGATATTACATCAATTTCAACTATTTCTTTTTTTACTCTTCTGATTTTTTTCTGTAAAACCTCTATAAGAGATTTATCTTTGATAACTGCATTTGTTTTAGCAATATTAAGTATCTCTTCCATATTTTGTAAAGATATAAAAGCATTACTTGCCATATTATTGATTTGCTCTAAAGGATATGGTATATTTTCTGGAGCTATATCTGATCTTTCTTTAGATCTAAAGTAATCATTTACATTAGAAGCCTGTGGTAAAGATTCATCTTTTAAACCTAACATATCTCTTTTTGTGGTAGGTTCTATAGCATCTTCATTTATTTGTTGAACAAAGTCTATAAATTTTGTATTTAGCATATAAATATTTATAAATATTATTATGAGTTTATACAGTAAAAAATTTAATCGTGCTATAAAAGAGCAAGATGAAGCAGAAAACATCGATGATCAACTTACAGATCAAGACGCATTGGCAGCAGAATTAGAGCCAGAAACCGATCCAACTGATTTTGATGTCGAAACTCCAGACACTCCAGTTGCTAATGGTCAGAAAGAAATGTTTGATGAATTAAATTCATGGATTTCAGAAATGGATAGATTTTCAGATTATTTAAATGGTACAACTGATAGCGTACAAACTAAATTAAACCAAGCAGAAGAAGATACTTTATTCGATAGTATTAGTAATGCTGAAACGAAGAAAATAGCAAGAGTAGCAATGGAAATTAGTTCATTAAGTGAAATACTTAAAGGTTACTTAGCTGGGGCAAATGATCCTAAATACAGGTACGTATAATTTATGAGAGATAAAGATGCAACATTAATTTACGAAGCTTATAGACCTTTAAACGAAGGTAAAATGAAGCAAGTTATTATGGCTTTAGATGCTGGTGATACAGTAGATGAAATTATTAAAGATCTTAACTTACCAGATTCTGCTAGATCAGCTATTCAATCAATGCATGATAGATATTATGAAAAGGGAGAAAAAGCTGAAGCAGAAGATAATATAGGTGCTGATATAAGTAAATTTGCAGGTAAAGTTGGAAAAGGAATAAAGAGCATGACAGGCATGACACCTGGTGTAGCAGCTGGTGCATTAGGAGCAGCTGGATTAATTGGAGGAGCTGCTGCTAATATAGGAAAGAAACTTACAGGGGGTGAAGACGGTGAGTGCCCTATGAGTGATGAAGAATTTACTGAGAAGAGTGCTGAAATTGAAGCAATGTTAACTCAATTGTTAGGTGGTAAAAACAGAAGATCTTATATAGCTGCTGGTAAATGTATTATTACTGGGGAAGATGCAGGACCTTTTAGAGATGAGCTTTCAAAAAGAGAGTATATGATTTCTGGAATGGGTCAAGAAGCTCAAGATCAAATTTTCGGTGATAACGAAGAAGAACAAGAAGTAAAACAAATTCACGTTATAGGTTATTCAGAAGATCAAGAAGGTTTAATGAATAAGCTTAATACAGCAGGTTCTATGGTAAAGAAAACTGCAACAGATGCATTAGCAAGTGATACAGCTAAAAATATAGGAAGCGGTTTAAAAACTGCTGCAGGTAAAGTTGCAAAAGCAGCATCTTCACCTTTAGGTCAGACAATAGCTAGCGCAGCAACGCTAGGAGCAGTTGGGCCTTTAGTTGCACATCAATTAAGTAAAAAAGATAAAGACGAAGAACAAGAATCAGCTGATGCATTGGCTAAAGCAGGATTTTCACATGTAAGAGCTGAACCAAAAACAAGATTCGATCCTTCAGTTCAAGTAAGATACAATAGAGAAGCAGAAGGAAAAACTCATGAAGCTATTGAAAATTTAATAGTTGGTCTATATGATCAAGATATAGTACAGAGTGAAGTAGAAGCTTTTAGTTATTTAAAAACGTATCTTAAAGATATTGAAAAAGGCCATATTGCTGGTGTACCTAACGACTAACTATTTTTAATTTAATTAAATAATAATATGAAAACTGATAAAGATTTAATTTTCGAAGCATATACTAAAAGTCTTATTAAGGAAGATTTTGATGATGAAGGTATTGATCCAGATTCACCTGAGCGCGACGACTTTGGCCCACCTGATGAACCTCCTGTTTTCGAAAGACTTGAAGAACTTATGCGTAAAAAGCCAGAATTAAAAAATGATTTAAAGCCTATATTAGATGAATTTGAAGATATTATTAAAAGTATTATTAAATTTGATTCAGTAAATGGTAAAATAGATGAAAGTGATTTGGATGAAGCTTTATACAGACTTTCTAGTCACGCTTTAAATATGCCTAACCCTCGTCTTTTTAATTAACTATTTTTAATTTCAGTTAATAATAATTTAGCTTTAAGACCTGAGTAAGTATTATTTAAAATAAACTCAGGTTTTATTTTGTCTTTATTACCGATAACACATATATCATTAAAGTCTTTAAACTTTTTTAACTCCTTAGGCCATATAAAAACTTTTTCATCATTATCTACCAATATAATACTTTTACTTAAAGCAGCTTTATCAATATATTGATTATCTAATACATAAATCTTTTCATATAAATTAAGTTTATTAATTTGTTCTTTTTGTAATGCAGTAAACATTTTATCAGTATTTTCAGTTATACCGCAAGTAGCTAACCCATTCTCTACAAAATAACTATCTATAGGTCCTTCAAATATAAACACGTTGTCTAAGTTTACATTTAAATTGTGTATACCATACAGACTTCTTTCTGAATTTACTTTAGATAAGTACTTTGGTCTTTCATATAAATCTTTTTTAGTTAATCCTCTTGATTGATAAAATATAATTTTTTGATCTTTATCATAAAAAGGCAATATTAAACGATTCTTATGAACTTTATCCTTAAGAGTTACATATATTGCATTAGGTTTATTAATACCTTTATCTAATCTTCTACTTTTTATTACATCTAATGCTAATTTAACTATTTTATTATCTTTATAATAATTAACCTGATTAGTATCAAATAAATTTATACAATCTTCAGGTAATGAAAAGTCTATAGTTTTTTTTACTTGAGGAGTTTCTTCTATAATATCATCTATTTCTATTTCAAAGTTTTTTATCTCCCCAATAATATCTTGTAAAGGTTTATTAGTTACATCTGATATAAAAGTTAAAGGTTTTTTACTATAACCACAATTATGACAATAAGCTAGTTCTTTATTAGGTATATAATAAAAACGTTTTTTCTTACCCCATGAATCACCTTCTTTACATATAGGGCAGCATCCATTATAAGTGTGATTATACTTATTATAACTTATCTTGTAAATATTTTCATAAAGCACATTTACAATATATTGCTCAGGAACTACAACCATATAATGATTATAGTATAAAAATATTAATTATCAAGATTATCGTCTACTTTGTGTAGTAACGCTTTGACCTAATACTGTAGTATAATCTGCTACTACATTACCATCTTTATCTTTGATACTTACAATACCTTTTTTAATCATTTGACCGGTAACTGGGTCTGAAAAGACTGCTTGTTCATAAGCATTACCTTGATGATTAAAAGTATTATAAGTCGGTCTTACTGTTTCCCCTGTATATGGTGATCTTATTTGTTGCGGATTAACAAAATCGTTTGGATTATATTGACTCATATAATTATTTAAGACAAAAGATCTAATAATCTATTATCTTGAAAAAAGGTATTATACCATTTTTTCTCACTTTTTAGTATTTGAGCAAACTTGTATTTATCGCAGTTTGCTTTGAACTCGTCCCAGTTAGTATCAAATTTACATTCATTAAGCTGCTGCTTTACATAATATTCTTCTTCTTTATCATCAGTTAAAGTAACTAATTTTAAATTTTTATTATATATATTTTTTTCTTCTTCAGTTAACTCAATTTTACCGTCAAGATATTTTTGAGTTTTAACCTTACCCATACCTTTAATTCCGGGAATATTATCGCTTTTATCTCCTTGAAGAGCTTTTACTTTTATAAAATCTTCTTTTTTGTATTTTAGTTTTTCTTCAAAATTATCTTCATTTATTTCATATTTCCTAATAGGGTCATATACTACTATATTATAAACTTTACCTTTTTTAATCAATTGACATAAATCTCTATCCACTGTTACAATAGTGTGCGAGAATGGTTGTTTATCCTTATAGAAATTAGTTCTGCTGTAGTTGTCATATGCTTTATTAATAATATGTATAACATCATCTGCTTCATATTCTCTAGGGTATATTGAAGGGATACCAAGTGTAGTTAACATCTCTTTTATAACGTCATTCTTAGCATGAACTTCAATATTATAGTCTTTATTCCTGTTACCTTTATATTCTTCCAGAAGTTCTTTTCTTTTATTAGGTTTATAGTCAGGCTTTTCGTCCCATACCATAATTGTCTTATCAGGCTTATATAATTCTACATAACTTTTTACTGAATTTAAAAACATATAAACATGAAAATATTCAGTTTTATATCCCATATTATTAGCTACCCAATAAACTCGGTGAACTAAATTATTTCCATCAATCGTTAATAGTTTCATTTTTTTCGTATTGAGCTTTAATTACCTTAAAAACATCTTTAGGTAATTTTTCTACAAATTTTATAATTTTTTCTTTACCTTTATCAAAATCATTTGTTGGAACTTTAATATTTTTCATATCAGGCATTGCTAAGAAATTATATGATTTTTCATTTATATTAACTAAAGCAAACATTTGACCTGCATAATCACCATGATGAACGGCATATAAATTACCAATTTTTATCTTATCTACCATTTTTTAAAAAGTACTCAACGTATTCTTCTAATTCTTTATACATATTATTATACATTGGTTCCCAAAGTAATTCTTCTTTCAATTTGGTATTATCTATAGCATATCTAAAATCATGACCTAATCTGTCTTCTACAAATTTTACACAATCATCAATATCTTTATTAAAGATTTTACATAACATATCTACTAATTCTAAGTTAGATAATTCATTACCTGAACCTATATTATAAACTCCAGGTTTACCTCTCGTAGCTACGGTCCATACTGCTAATGTATGGTCATGCACATGCATCCATTCCCTGACGTTAGTACCATCTCCATATACTGGTATTTTTTTATCATCTTTTAGTGCGTTAATTATAGTTGGTAAAAACTTTTCATTATGTTGATTAGGACCGTAATTATTACAACAGCGTGTTACACTAATATCTAAATTATAAGTTTCAATATACGCAAGACATAATAAATCTGATGAAGCTTTACTTGCCGAATATGGAGATCTTGGAGCGATAGGCGTTTTTTCAGTAAACGGGTCTTCATTCCAAGTTAAATGTCCATACACCTCGTCTGTAGATATATGAATAAATCTTGCATGAGGTGTTATTTTTCTATAACACTCTAAAAGATTTTGAGTTCCTAATACATTGGATTCTACGAACTCAGTCGGACCTGATATACTATTATCAACATGTGATTCAGCAGCAAAATGGAATATATAATCAAACTTATCATGCTTTAAAAAAACGTTTTCTAAATATAAAGAATCTTTTAAATTTAATTTAATATCTTCATCACATAATCCTTTTATGTAATCTTTATTCGAAGCGTACCCGTTTTTATCAATGTTAACTATATAACTATCCGGAAAATTATCTTTTAAAAATCTTATAAAATTACCACCAATAAAACCATGACCACCTGTAACTAATATTCTTCTTTTTCTGTCCATAATTTCAAATTTTTCTTCAAGTTCCATTTCTTTAGGCCCGATACTAGAAAGTAAATGCATTTATTTTAACTCTCACTATCATTTAGTATATCAGGATTTTGTTTGATCGTTTGCTTAGTAATTAAATCTTTAATTTTTGTCGTTGACCATTCATGTGAACGTGTTGTATATATAACCTTACATGGTAAATTATCACCAGTAAACGACTTACCAATATAATCTTCACCCAATATTCTTATATCTGGTTTGAAAAATTCAATTAACTTAATTAATTCTTCTTCTGTTTGATACATGTATACCTCATCAATGTATTGAATAGCCATTAAAGTTTTATACCGTTCATAATAAGGTATAACTGGCTTGTATTTTGTATATCTTGTAGCTGATGGGTCTTTTTGTAAGAATACTAAAAATCTATCACAATGCCTTTTAGCTTCTTCAAAGGTATATATGTACCCAGGATGAAGTAAATCAAAATTACCTGCAGTAAATCCTATTATTTCTCTGTCTGCCATTGTTTCTCTTTTTGCATTAGTGAAGCATTAACTCTTAAATAATGTTCTTCGTCACCCCAATCGAAGTCAAAATCTTCTTTAGCTTTTTCATTAGATAGAACACAATTACTACGATTACATTTTAAAGGTAATGATTCATAAGGTACAAATTTCCAATTCTCGTTTACCAAATCATACTCTTTTAAAATTTTTACTACTTCTCTTGTAGTTAAAGCATTACTATGAACTGCATTATAGATACCTGCTTTAAAGTTTAATCTAATAGTATCAATAAACTCACAAAGTCTATGTCTATCAGTTTTACTATTAGCAAAGTCAACTAAATTATCATAATTTAAAAGTTTTTTAATAATATTTTTATTTGTAGATTTACAATAATATCTATCCATAGGCATCCTCAATCTAACAATACAAGTAAAATCTTTATCAAGCATTAATTCAGCCATATGTTTCGTTTTACTATAAAAACTTGAATGGTAATCAAAAATACCAAAATCAGGTGTATCATCTTCCGTATATACTTTATCATATCCATCATATATACAACCTGAACTCATATGTATAAAGTCAATATCTAAACTTTTACATACTCTTTCAATCATTACCGGTAATTTAACATTTGCTTCAAAACATGCTTCTTTATTATCTTCACATCCATCTACATTAGGACTACCAGTATAACCACTACAATTAATTAGAGTATCAATTTCCATTGATAGACAATAATTATAGAGAGTTTCTTCATCATCATATTGTAATAATGCTGACGGATCGTTATCAGGACTTTTTCGAACAAAAAAGGTATTTACATCATCTCGTTCATTGTTGAATAAATTATGTAACCCGAAACCTATATAACCTTTACCAAGAATTAAAACGTTCATATATACATATTTTATATGATATTTTTAAAAAATCAAGTTACTTGTCACGCATACATGATATAAAATAACTTTGCATATAATGTGCTAATGCATCTGCTTGCATATCATTTTTAGCAAAAAATATAGGTTCGATAGCTTTATTTTTAGTATCATAACCTAATAAAATAAAAGCATCCATAAATTCAGATAATACATTAACTAATGCTTTTTCAGTTGCTTTTTTTCTTCTAACTACTTTATTAACATTTAGTGTATGTTTTAATGATTCTCTAATTAGAGATTCTAGATCTGCATCTGTAAGGTATTTTTCCGTATCGTTATTAGCTGATAGAGATTCAGGCTTCTTGCTTGATTCATCTTCGTTAGATTCATCTTTCATTTTAATTATTTAATAGATCCGAAAGGGCTTTGTTTCGGGTCATTATTAATACCTTTTTTCAATAATTCATTAATGATTACTTCAATACTATCAGTCTTTAAATAAAAGCCGTGATGAAAGTTATTGCCCCCGTCGCTAAACTCAAACATAAATTCATTAAAATCTTCTTTATTTTGTAAACAACTTATATAAACTGACGATACTCCTGGATCCACTAACACTGTCCATCTTCTTGGATCTGCTTCAGAATATGCATTAAACATTTTTAGAACTACAAAACCGTTATCTTTAAGACGTTTAATAAAATAACCTGCAGTTTTTAGTTTATTACTAACAGGTTTAGACTTTAATTTACCTTTTTTATCTACCATATTAATTAATTAATGCTGATACAATATAAATCAAATCAACATTACCTTTAGTAAAGGAACAAGTCATAACGCCCATCTTATTATTAATTTTAAAGCTTATTTTATTACTACCACCAAAGCTTAATAATCTAAATGAATCAAAATTAACTGGTATAGGTTTAGTTAAAGTATTGCCGATAAACTCTTCTGCTAAACAGCAAACGAAGTTATCAGTATTATGTCTTGTCTTATCACCTAACTCTCCATATATCTTACCATCTTCTTCAAAGAAATATAATTTAGAAGTTTCAGTTGCAAAACTACTACCTTTAAATAGAGTAGAAAAACTACTTTCTTTTATTTCGAATTCAGTATCAAATTCTAATTCATTTACCTTTTCAATATTAATCTGAGGTTGCTTTATTATACCATCATCTAATAAATGATACTTAAATTTATATTCATTATTATTGAATGATAAATTATTATTATTCAATTTTAATTCTACATCTTCAATATTAAGAATTTCTAATACCCTAACTAATTTTTTAAGATCAGGTATATTAAGATTAACATCACCACTTACATCGGATTCAACTTCTACATCAGCTTTACAAACTATAGTAGCATCACTTGAAGCTAATATACTAACCAATCTATTATCTTTTATTTTTAAGATACAAGAATCATTTAAGTTAGATATAGGAGATAAAAAGTTACCAATGAAGTCTTTTTTATTTTTTATTTTTAAATAAGCCATATATACTATCTATTATATTAGACTTCCTCTTTCTTAACAGACTTTTTTTTTGGAGTTTTAGGTTTATTAACTATTTCAAATATTTGATCTAATCTATGACCCAAACTATTAACCTTTGCTGTAAGTTTTTCTATTTTATCAAATAGTATATCTTTTTCAGTTACATCAAAATTAAAAGTCAATTGACTATCATCTTGTATGGGTTGCACGACAGGCTCAGTAGGAGGGGGAGGCGGTGTTGGTGGTTGAGGGGGTTGAGGTTGAACACTTGTATTATCAACAGGAATATTCGGAGGAGGGGTGGGAGCAGTCCTTTGCTGTATTTGATTTAAATTATTAGTTATGGTCTGCTTCATTTGTTCACTACGGAATTGGTTGGACGACCCTCCAATTAGAGAGCCGTCCAACTTTTTGAGTTCACCGTATGTTGATCCCATTAACCCCATCAATAGGTTTGCTTCCTCCTGAGGAGTTACCTCCTTAGTAAAACTTGCAGGAGGAGCACCCCTAGGGTCTTGTTCTACCGGACCCGGCATAGGTATCATTTCTGGTTGATTATCATCCATTTTAGATATCTATACCATCAAGAAGATCTTTCAATACTTCATCTTCTTCTTGCTTCTTTTCTTCTTTCTTTTCTTCAACAACCGTCTCAGTAACGTTAGTTACTTCAGTAACAGGCGTACTAACCGCTGCAGCTTGAGTAGCTACATTCTCACCACAATGATAATGCTCATTCATCATATCTTTTAACTCATCATAACTCTTTACAGCAAAGATTTCAGATAAGTCATGCACACCATCATAAACATCTTTATGACCATCTTCATCTAAACCTTCAATTGCACTCGGCATAGCAAACTTAGACGATACATAAGTAGGAAAGTCACCTTGCTTTTCTACTTTAACTCTAAAGTTAACACCATTCGGACCAAGATCAAAAATACGAGGACCTAAATCACCAGAATCTTCACCTTCAATCGCATCAACAATAATATTATGAATCTGCTTACCATAACGTAAGATTTTTACCTTACCATTATTCTCAGGATTTACAGGGTCATTAACAACATAAACGTTAACTAACCATTTTTCAGATCTTACAATAGCTTTAGCTTTATCCTTCTCTTCATCAGAGCCAGTACGTAAGATTTTATATCTTTCTTCAGCAATAGGATCTCTTTCACCGAAAGTTTGCAAAGAGATTGCACTAGTATATTGACCAGTAGCAAAACTATTCCAGCCATGCTGGTAATAATGAAAGAACGTTTTTTTCGGGTCTTTACCAAAAGGTAATAAACGAACCGTATATGTATTACCCGGCTCGGTTTTTAGTATATCACTAAAACCACTTTTATTACCTTTGTCATCTGCCGCTAATGCGGACTTAATACTATCAAACATTGAACTCGTTATACTCATACGCCTATTATATACTCCACTTTTATTATTTCAACTTATTTTTTATATGATTTATAATTAATTTACACTTATTACTAGTATAGAGTTTAGTTCTTAGATAATTTACATTATTTAAATTTTCATTAAACATTGATCTAGTTTCTTTATCCATACCTTTAATTTCTTTTTCAAAAGGAAAACAAAATAATATAAAAAAATTAATTCGTCTTTCTTTTAAATGCTTTAAGAATACATTATACGTCTGTTCCTTAAACGTTATATAGTCTTTTATTTCTAAATTTTTATCCTTACAGTAATCTTGAATAAATTTTAAACTATTTTTCAATTTATATATAGTTTGTTCACTATCAGGATTATTAAGCAAGAACCTATCATGATACATAGAATATGATTTTATAGCTTTTTGAGTGCAGTAAAATTTTAAATCAAAATATTTCTCCCCATACACAAAATATGGAGCTTCAAAAAATTCATACATGTCAATATTTTCAAATTTTTTAAAAAAGCTTGATAATCTGTTAACATAAATATATTTTTCATCTTCAAAGTTATCAAAGTTTTTACGGAATTTATAAGGTTTATTATTAATACGTTTATTGGTACTAAGATAGGTATTATAAATTAATTTTTCTTTACTAGTCATGAGTAATTAGTTTTTAAAACGTAATCTGTATGTTTTAAAATAGTCTTTCTATTGCAATATGTTTTATTATATTCATCTAATATTTTTACAGATATATCTTTATCTATATTTTTATTTTCTATTATAATATCTTCACACTGCAACATCCAGCAAATCCAACTACCATTATCAAATATGTTATCACCTATTGAGTCGTCAATTTTTATGCCATGTTTTAAAATATTTTTATAATGTTCTAACTTACTTGAACTAACTATATTACCTCTAACGTAATTCCAAAAGTCACTAATTATATTACAATATTGATAATGCATATTAATAAAATCTATGACGTCTTCATAATTATCTACCATTTGATTATTATATTTTTCAACTGAACCGTTTTCTAAATTTTTAACTAATAATTTTATACTTTCCATTATAATCATTAATCCAGTACTTTCTAACGGCTCAACAAATCCGGAACTTAACCCAATATTTACTATATTATCTTTCCATTGATTTTTTAAATAGTAAGGGGTCCAATCGATAACTTTTAGATTTGTAACTTTATTATCAGGGTAATAATCTATTAGGTATTTTTTAGCTGTTTCAATTGAAGTTATAGTTCTATTAAAAACTAACCCTGAACCCATTCTTGTTTGTATAGGTATATTCCATATCCACCCGTGATCAACAGCACTGCTGGTAACATATGGTTTAAATTCTTTTTCTTTATCATTATATTCTACATGACCAGCAATTGCAGTATCACAAAATAATCTGTTTGTGGTATTTACCCTACCTTCATTGTTACCTAAAATTTGTTTGAAACCTGTACAGTCAATAAATAAATCACTTTTAATATATTCACCATTTTTTAATTTTAATTTTTCTATCTTTGATTCATTGTAATCTATATTAACAACTTCTGAATTTATAAAGTTAATATCTATTTTATTTTTTATAAAATTAACTAATTTAGTACAATCAATATGATATGCATAATGTTCAAGACTAGAAAAATTTACTTCATTTCTTAAACTAATATCTTGAAATGGTAAGTCTTTAAAAATTCTATCTTTATTATAAGTTAAAGCTTCATATAAATTTGAACTGTAATTTTCATTAGGTAAAGATATAAGAAAAGGATGCCATACATCTTTATTTTTACCAAAGTTTGGAAAATATATTCCAGATTTATATGTAGCTTCTATTTCTTTAAACCATTGCGATTTTTCAAAGCCGCATTCATTTAAAAAATCAATAAACCCTCTAGTAGTAGCTTCCCCTACTCCTATTGATTTACCATCTTCTTTATCAATTACAGTTATACTATAATTAGTATTATGTTTTAAATATGCAGCGGTTAACCATGCGCTTGATCCACCACCTACAATGGTTACGCTGTTAGGTTTGTTCATTTTAATCCTTTGAATTTATTTAAAAACTTTGTAACATACTTACTTTTACATATTGAAGGTTCAGTATGAATAAATTTTTGAATAGCTCCAAATTCATTATCTTCATCTATAATGCTAACAAACATATCTCTTAAAGTTTTGTTTTCTAGTATTTTTAAAAATACTGTAGCAAAATTCATTTTCTTATCATATACCAAAGTTACATATGTACAAAATGAATAGAAAGATTTATTAAACTCTATATCCTGCATCTCATCAAATGGTATATTTTGTTTCATTAATTGATAGGCTTTAAAAGCTTTGTAATATTAATTATAGTGTCATTAAGGGTACCTCCAGCAGCATCATCATGACCTCCTCCGTCGCAAATTTTTTCTGCAAGTTTAGCCATATTAACATTACATTTTTTAGCTTTTCTAAAGTAAACTGATTTTCCTTTTAAATTAATAAGCAATGCAATATCACAATTATATTTTTTTAATAATATTTCTGATATTTCGTTAGGGTTAAATTTTATAAAGCAACTAACTATACTTCTATCTTGTCCTGATACCTTTAAGTTACCTTTATAGAAAGTTTCAGTTTCTATAAATTCATTAGTTTTTCGTTCCAAGGAAGATAACATATTTTTATGATATTGATTAAAGCCTTTAAATCCTTCTCCAAAATCATTTAAAAACTTTTCAACTCTATTACCCGTATAGCTCCAAAATACTTTATCTAACGGTTTACTAAAAGGATATTCTAAAGTATAACTATCATAATCATTAATTAATTTAACTAATAATTTTTCATAATTAGTAAGTTCAGGTTCATGCTCTTTATAAATCGTCATAGTACATGAACCATCTTCTTCTAAGTAAGTTATTGCTTTATTATATTGATCATTTTTTTGTACATGTTCAGAATGATGGTCATATATTTCAATACCAACACGGTCAACCATATCAATATTATCTTTTAAATTTAAATCACATATAATAACTTTATGAAAATCAGATATTTTATTTTTTAATTGCCAATTAAGAAAGTCTTCTCTAAATTTTTTTTCTGTGGTAACTTGATATGTAAAGTTTTTATAAACTTTCTTTAAAAGAAAAATGCAACCAGCACCATCTAAATCAGCATCAGTGAATATGTGAATTTTACCCATTGACATATATTTAGTTCCTCTTTTTAATTACTCAACATACCAAGAGTTTCTGATAAATTACCAAGATCACCTTCATTATCATTATTAAGATTATCATCTTCTGATAACGTTAAAGTATTATAATCTATTCGCATAGCAGTAGTACCAAAGTTAGCTCCAAATCTATTTTTCATCATACCCATTTTTACAACACCTAACTCTTTATCTTCATCATCTTGATATATACTAAAAATACAATCTGCAGTAGCGGCCATACCAATCGATTCTGATATAGTATCTAACCCAGGGTTCTCTTCATCATACCCTGATCTATTCAACTGAGTAGCAGATATAATAGGACATTCAAAAACATAACTTAAAGCTCTTATATCTTCAGTTACTATTTTTATCTTTTCATATGAATTATTACCATCACTACTTTTTAACAAGTTAAGATAATCTAATACAATAGCATCAATTTTTATACCTTTATTAGTTAACTCTCTTATATAACCTTGCAAGTTTTGAGGAGTTATAGTACTAGGAGGAAACTCTTTAATTATAATTTTACTATCAGGATTTTCTTTACTATGCTCTTCAATTTGAGTCTTTAAACTTACACAATCCATTCTAAGATCTCTCATAGGTATTTTAGCAATACTAGAAGATAATCTTCTTGCATACATCATTTCAGACATTTCAAGACTTACTAATAATACAGTCTTACCCTGATTAGCAATATTAGTTGCAATATTACCTAAGAAGATACTTTTACCAACATTAGTTTCTCCAGCAAAAACATATAACGATCTACCATTTTCTAAGAAACCTCCATCAAGTTTATCATCTAACCAATCCCATGTAGTACTAATAGTAGGTTCATCTCTTCTTAGATCTTCAATG